CTTAAATACATCCCTTACATCTCCTGCGCCATCGGAATGTATGGTAAATGGAGCCCATCTTGGTAAGGCTAGTGTTTCCTACTCACAGACAAAGGGCAAAGATACGACCTCATATGAAGATAATAGCTTCCGACTCTATACAGAAAATGAATGTAAATTACTCAAAGGAGAGTTTGAACTACTCGAAGATAACATGAAGGGTTCTACTGCGGATGAAATTGCAAAGGCAGTTCAACTAAATGGAAAGGAGTATGGATTTTGCACGATTCCCGATACAACTATATCGGGTGCCAAATCAGGTTCCTATAGTTTTATGTGCACGGTTAACACTCCACCAGTAGGTGCTGCAAAGATTTCTACTGCAACTAAATCAGCATTAAATGACTGGCTGTCTTCATAATCTGGTTTTTATGCGGTGCGCTAATAGAATGAATAAGAGTGGTTCCCGCATTGTTATCGTATTTGTCGTATTAGTTATCATTATATTTGTCGCATATGGTGGAAATCGTATTGATGCGTTTGTGGATGCTCCACGATGCGGTGTTGATTTGCCCTCGTGTGTGGGCGAAGACGTACGGTGTATCAACGGTTATTGCAAGTCGGATAAAGCTCCAACTCTGCCGCCCTTTTCTGACCTACCCATGATGCCATTGGTATAATAAAACCTCACCAATGGCTAGAAAATGGCTTATCCGAAGGGAATGGGAATTGGCGCGATGTTCGTATTATTGATTCTAGCAGTTGGCGTGTTACCTCTGATTGTACGCATGATTGACCGCATGGAACCTCATTTTATCATTTCAGGATTCCAAGATGCAGCTCCTGTTCAACAGGCTCATTCCGAGCAAGTACAGGTGCCAGCCGGCGCGGCGGCTTCGATGGCAACCGCGTATCATCCCGATAAGGGAATCGATTCTATGTGTCGCTCGCCAAATGGTAGCGGACAACCATGCCCCGAAGGCACATTTTGTGACGGGGTTACCCAGAGCTGCGTTCCGACGTACGTAGGAGGTTCTGTACCCGATACTGGATATTTTGCGTAATCTATCCAACCGTGTGGATTTGCGGCTTGCATTTTCCGAACCAAAATACGAGTTCTGTAAATGTACTGATTCGATTCCCAATAACATATGAACATTTTGACAAGGCAAGCACCTTAATGATAGCATATTGAATACTATTCCAATGTTTTAATTTATCTAGAATCATGACTCGCTTCTTTGTTTCTTCAAACAATTGAAGATAGGGTTCGAGAAAGTTCTGATTATCAATGGAGAGGACGATAGTGGATACTTCAGGATGCTCTTGTAGGATTTGAAGGATTTTATCACGATACATGGCAAATTGGTAGGGCCGGTCGATGTTGCTCTCATGAGATGACTTCCAGGTTCGTACCGAAATTCCAAGAGCAGGCTGATCAGCAAACATACCCGCGAGACGCTGCACCTCATGATAGACCATATCCGTGAATCGAATAGAATCAATTGTATTGAAAATACGGCATTTCACGCGGTCATCGAGTAAGGATGCATTATAATTCCAGTCAATCCGTCTCTTACATGTAAACAAATGGCGAAATCGCGGATTTTCTAGACCATCTACATACCATTCTTCCATCGGAATATCTTGCTGATAGGGCTCTTCATGCGAGAGAATCAAAAGGCGACATGTATAGACTTTTTCGAGCTCCTTGTTACCTTTTCCCTTAAAAATGAAACGTTCATGTAAAATGGAATCATAAGTGCCATACTCGTACTGTGGGTAGCATTCAATGACGGTATCGGAATTAACCGATAGCGCTGAGATAAGGCATTTGATAATATTCCCAATTCCAAGCTTACTAATATGATAATCTTTAATGATAAACTGAATGTTTTCCATGATAGATTATTCATTTTATATTTTAGGCCCGTGTTTATGAAGATGGATTGTTGGGAGTCGTTTCAGGATTGACCACCGAATTCTCTGGATTGGCAGTGTTCTCCACATTCGTCGGATTTGATGCTGCTTTTCGTTGAATCGCCAAATCGCCCTGACCTCCGAATAGACCATCAAAAGATGACCCTGTGCCACTGGTCGGTGCACCCACTACTTGCTTTGTTGTCTTCGTACGCTCCTCAAAGAACTGCTCACGAGAATCCTCATTCTCTTTGTACTTCTTCATCAGTGTATTGAGCTGGTCATTACCATACTCCTGCTCCTTTACCTCATGTGGATTAGGGTCCCATGGTGTCCACTTACCCACCTCGGCCATGAAGATATTATGATACTTATCCTTCGATTGAAGCTTCTTGGCCTTTAGCTCCGCCTCTTTCGGATTGCCGAAAACACCACGAACCTTCACGCCGCGAATCGATGTATGAAATTCATTAAGCGCGTAGAAGTCCTCCTCAAGTTTTGACTTATGTGCGTACAAGAAATCATCATATGCCTCATTGATTTTGGTCTTATTCAGTTCCGCCTTATTCTTCTGGACAAAAGATTGATACTGGTTCATTACCTCATCGGTGCGGATGCGATTCTTACGGCAAATCTCGGCAGCATCAAATTGCTCCTTCTTCTCCAGCTCCTTCGAATGGTTGTCCAGCTCGTCATTAATGTTCTTAACAGTCTCGACGACGAATTTTTCAAGGTTTTTTACCTTCCAATCGACCTCATAGGCATGGAGAAACTTCTGGAAGAAAAAGAGCTCCTTTTTGTCCAGGACTTTCTCCGGACTGAGGAAGCTCAGCAGCACATAGCGCTGACCTGGAATCTCGGTATCTTCGTCTAGAAAGTCTTCCACTACGGCGCTCATCTCTATCAAAGAGGAGACGGGTATGCTTTAAACTCGGATAGAATGACTCATGAACTCATGAGTTTTTTTCTTGGCGGTAATTATAAGAACATGCAAGGTTACGGATTTGCTGAAATTGTCAATCGCGTTATCAAGTATCTCATTGAGGGCCTTGTGATTGCTGCCGCTGCCATCTTTATCCCGAAGCGCGCCCTCCCGCTGGATGAGGTTGCCACCCTCGCGGTCCTCGCCGCGGTCGTGTTTGCCATTCTTGACGCAGTGAGCCCGAGCGTGGGCGTATCAACGCGTCAAGGAGCCGGGCTCGGTTTGGGCTTCAAAATCGTGGGCTTCCCAGGTATGTAAGAATTCACCCAATTTTAGAAATATACGGAGTAGTAAAAATAGGTGTTTCAAATGCGGCGATGACCCCCACCCTACACCATTTTCTGAAAATCATCAGAAATCTCATCTTTTTTGAAGTGTTCTTCTAAGACGAGATTGGATGCAAAATCGTGTACTTGATGCTACTATCAAGTTTTAAAATATGTGTTTCGTAGATTGGTCCTTGGCTAATGAAACTACATTGTGGTTCAGCGTTGCTAAGACGTTTGATTTCTCGTTCTAGAACATCTTTCCAATCATACTTGTCGCTCCAAATGTCTACTTGATAAATGTGAATGATAGAGTATCCTTCCTGGATGGACTTTGTGATTTTCTCGATATCTTTGGCTTGAACTGACTCAGGAGAATTCCAATTGGATACCTGGGTAAAATGTTGTGCACCATCGACTTCAATGAGAATCTTATTGCACCCAAAATCAAAAGGCATCATGTTGCCTGTATTCGAGAAACGGCACCAATTGAATCGCAGTTGTGTTGACCATCCTCCTTGTGCCTTCAAGAAAGCTAGGACTTTTGCCTCTGTCTTCTTTTTGCAATAGGGGCATCCATATCCAATTACAATATTATAGGGAAAGGAAGTGAATTCTGAATTGCACATTGTACATTCAAAGATACATTTTCGTTCTGAGCCCTTTAATAATTCCCGAGGTGTAATCGTATTTTTAGTACTCCATCGATGAATGAGAGGATGCGATGCAAATGATTTCTGGAAACAATATGAACAATCCTTATCGCATAAGTATTTGTTCGAGCAATATGGACACGAGCCCTCCCGATTATAATAATGTGTTACAGAGGTTTGATAGGAGTGTTCACAAACTAAACAATTGAACTTCATCTTTTTATTGGATTGTAGGAAAACCTGTCGAGGAATAAGTTCATTTTCGGATGACCAAGCTTTATGAATAGAATGTGAGGCACATGATTTCTCAAAACAAATAGTACAATCATCATTCTCACATAACTTTTGATTTGTACAATATGGACAATGTTTGTCCTTTACGATACTATATGGAACTGTTTCAAATGTGTGCTTACAGTCTACACAATCGAACCAAAATTTGGTATCGTTCCCTCGTGTGACTTGTCTGGCTGTTTTTACATTTTTTGATGACCACGATGATGCCATCGGATGCGAAGCAAATGATTGTTGAAAACAGAAGAGGCAATTGGAATCCTCACATAATCCTCCATGATTGCAGTATTTACACCATCCACCGCAAACAATCCTGTTAGGTGTTATAGCAATTTCATGATAACAATCCGTACAATCAAAGATATATGTTTTATTACTACATCTAAGAACTTCATAGGGTTCCTTTTTATTTTTAGAACTCCAATTTGAAGCACGTGGATGGTTTGCAAAGGAACGGGCGTAACATACACTACACGTTCGTTGACCACAAAGAAGCTTTCGATTTGGCGAACAACTCATTTGCTTCTTTCTAGAGAACACGCGCACTTCAATTTTAAGCCCCTGGATTTGGTCTAGGTGTTAAATTCATTGTGATAAAAATAACCTACCCCAATTCTGCTAAGGCTACTAACCCCTTCTTTTCAAGAATTCCTTCGAGCACAATGTAATATCTGTCAAATCGCGCCGCTGAACCATTCGCTGCAGGTCGATATGTAGAACACTGTGTTTGGTTCGAACCAACGTCAAACGCAAATTCGGTCGACCGACAAGAATGGGTGTGGCCAAGAAGGTTGCTAGATTCCCATAATGTAGTTTCTTTTGAAATCCATAGTATTTGACCTGGACAATGTGGCGAAACGTCTCATCCACCAGGTCAATCCCCTTATCGGAAAGGGGAAATCCGGCATCGCATTTATGGCTAAGAGGAATATCCTGATAGGCATAGAAGCGGATTTGGTGCAGAGTTGTCATATGAATTGCGGAATAGTATTCGAAGAGGGTGGGAAGATGGGTGATGTGACGCATTTGGCGTTCCAGGAATTGGATATGGGTTCGCATGGTTGCCAAATGATTGAAATGGGTCAGGGTCAATTTTACAATTTCTCAAACATCGAAAACATCTTTAGACCCTCATGAAATAGTTTGATATCACCCAAAATCTTTCGAGCGAGTCCTTTCGTGTTTTTATTGCGATACGATGAAAACACCCATATCGTTGCATTATATTTCTTCCAGTGTTGGTATTGCCGAAAGTCAGAACATATGGTCACGTAGATACTATACAATTCCTTCTTATAGGCTTTATGCGTATCATCCAGTATGGGCTCTGAATCGCCTGGCGTAGCACCCGGTTTTTCAACCGGCACGAATGAATCCTCAAAGACCAGGCTCATCCACTTCAACATACGGTCCATTTGCAACAAATCAAGCTCGCGCTCATCGTCGACATCGGAGCGAACCAACGTCGGGGTAGGGGCATTTCGCCCCGAGAAAAAGGAGGAGTACATCCCCATCACACTGGATGCCATGATGGGTGCAATGTTATTGACCACCAGATGGTACAGAAATTCTGAGGTTACGGTGGTCATTGTCTATTTCATGGTCTTCATAATTTTCTAATGATATAATATACGATGGATAGCGCATTTACTGTTACTACTGGAAAATTGCCACATGAAAGCTGGGTTAGGGCAGATATGGCAGCTTCTCGTGCTGCCAAAGCAGCTTCTCGTGCCGCCGAAAAAGCGGAAAAAGCAGCGGAAAAAGCATCGCGTGAGCGTAGAAAAGCAGTGGAAAAAGCATCGCGTGAGCGTAGAAAAGCAGCTCTTCGGTCTAAAAAAGCAGCCGTTCGCAATACTCGAGAGACATTTAAGCATTTGCCCGGTACAAGCGGCGGTCGTCGCACACGTCGCAATAAGAGCGCGCTTCGCAAGACACGTCGTTCGCGTAAATAATCATACTACGGCAACATGTTCTTCCTTGATAACGCCTGATTTCCCCCATCGAATCAGCCGTTTTCCAAAATATGAAAATCCATCTACCAAACACTGAACGCCGCTTCGTACAGTTTCGCGAATGGGTCGAACTACATGATGTTCCAGCGTATCCTCAACCGCTTTCACGGCAGCACGTACTTGCTTGATGACCGGCAACTCAATAAATGCATCTCGAATCGCCACAATAATTTTCGTTTTTCGATTCAGCCATCGAACAAAAATCCGCGTTGAATCCGATGCTCGGTGTGTGGTCGCATACCAGATGCTTCCCGTGGCCCATTCTACATATCCACCAATAAACGCAGTATCTTGATACACTAATGTATTGGATAGATTCTTCTTTCCACGACAAATATCATATGCAGTACCAATGGTACCCTGGTATATATTTCGCGATACATTCTCTCGAGATAGCGTTCCATTATGAATCCCTTCCACGGTTTCAAACATACCTTGATTCCGTTGAATGGTTATATACGATAATCCAATACACGTGGCACCCTTTAACAGTGCAGGTGTGCTAATAAAATCGAATTTAGCATAGTTTTCTTTGACGAGAGACTTACATGTATAGAATGCACCGTGTGGTAGAAACCCAAAATACATTAGTATGAAAAAATGAAATAGGATTCTTGGGCGAAAATAGAATAGAATACTGCTCACCAGTCGTCCCATGCGTAATAGAGTTTCAATTGGCGGAATCATACGTCTTTTTATCGGTACATTAGGATATTGATGTAGTATCTTTGCGCTACTTTCAATAAACCACAGGGCAGTTTGACGTGCGCGTTTGGACACTGGGTTTGAATTCCTTTCATTTTCTGATTTCAACTTGGAGCACAGTGTGTCAAGGTATTCCTCGGCCATGTGATTCACGATTTCCCTCTTGCATCATATGGTGTTTGGCGCTTATGTTCTGTTTTCAGGCGTTACGATGAAGCTGGTTCCTTGTGTTTATCAATAAAGGTTTGATGCTTCTTGCTTAACATGTGCCTGTTCTTTTGATAGAATTGATATGACCCTCCACATTCACATGTATGAATCTCACGGTCCTTCTGAATGCGCTGTTTCGATTGTTCTTTCTTTGCAGCGCGGCGCACATCTCGTTCCTGGGCAATCTTTTCTGCATTTTCTTCTCTTTTCTTTTGATTCCATTTTTTCTGTCGTTCTTGAATTCTCTCTTGATTTTCTTTTCGGTATGCCTTAAAATATTCTTTGTATTGCTCTTTATGAGATTCGCGATATTGCTCTTTAGCTACCTTCACCTGTTCAGTATGTGTTTTTACGTACTCTTTTTGCTTTTCTGATAGAAGTATACGATTGGCTTCGCGGTACGCTGCCTCTTTTTTTAAGATTTCATCGCGGTTTTTCGCGCGATATTCTTTTGTACGATGATTTGCTTTTTCTCGTTGAGATTTTGTGTATTCTACTTTAATTGGATTCTTTTCATAATATCGTTTCATATATTCTTTTTTATCATCTTCTGATTGAAACGATTTATACGTATTTAAACAGAAAGGATCTTCTTTGTGTGCAATAATATATTCATTTTCTTTTTGTAATAGTTCTTTTCTGCTATTGCATTTATATTCTTCTACCAATTCGATTGATATCGTATCAATTGAAACTAGTGCAAAGTAGAAGTAATGTCCTCCGTGTTTATTATTTTTTATAGCATGTTTGTGACATCCAAATCTGTTAGAAAGCGTTGTTGTCGTGGACCCATAATAGTAATGCCCATCTGTGCATACAAGTCTATATATTTTACCATTTTCATATTTATTATTTGTATCCTCCATATCATTTGAGTTATCTAAGTCTTTCATATCCTCTGAATCTTCTATATCATCATCTATATCATCAATATCATTTGTATTATCTATGTCATCATCAATATCTTCCTTGAAATCACCATCTATATCATCTGAGTATTCTATCACATCATTTGATTCATGTACCAACCACTTATCAATATGATTTAGACATAATATGTCATCACATACATTATTCACTCGTAATTCTTTTTGTTTATCCAACTCATTTTTGGAATAACATGAATAATGTTCTATTAATTCAATTAGAACCTTATCCCATCCAATAGTTGCAATATAGTCGTATGGATGTTCATTGGGATAAATAGCAGAATATTGTCTATGATTTGAGATGCAATTTGCTAAATTCGATACAGTTGACCCAATGTAATAATGCCCATCGTCACATAGGAGTCGATAGATTTTACCATTTCGGTACATGGTTTGATTGTTTGGGTCAATATCAATAATATCAGAAGAATTATTAAGACATAACGGGTCAGATACTGCATGAGAGCGATGCTCTTTTTCCTTTTTATTTAATTCCTCTTTCGTTGTGCATGGACAATCTTCTAGAAGTTCAATCACTGACTTATCCCATCCAATTTTCTGAATGTGTTCATAGACCCTCTCTTTTTTCGTTTTTGAAAGAGTCTTATGCGTATTGAAGCGAAGATTGAGGGCTTGTGTCGTAGAGCCAATATAATAATGACCATCTTCGCATAATAGTCGATATATTTTTCCAGTCTGATAGCGGTTCGTCATGATTCTACTATATACCGGAATCTTTAAGCTAATACTTTGTTTAAACATTATCTCAATTTTTACTTTAAATATTAATTCGTTATGCATTTTTTAATAGACTTACCCAATTAAATACATAATTACGTCATACTGTCTTCAAGTACTGCCATCCTTGGTCCCTGCATATGAGCTCCCACGTCTTATCCTGTAAGTACAATTTATCACGATTCTTGAGCAATGGAAAACAACACAGATATTCATCCATCTCCAGTAGTTCGCAGAATTTATAGAGAACATACCCATATGATAAAAAGTTTCTGCGCCCTTTTGGACAATGCTTCTTAAAGGATGGTTGAATTTCACGAAACATATGACGCAGCTTCTCTTCATCTTCGCGGGACATGAAGGGTGCATTTTGGCCATTCAACCGATTGATAATATGGGGAATATGCTCATAATATTTCGAACATTTCATCTTACGTAGAATCTCGCGCATCTTGGTGGGTTTTAGTGAACCCATATTCGTAATCCTCTCTTTCTTGAGCTGAACGAGAATCTCATCATAAATATCGGCTGGAATTTCCGTACTCTCCTTGGCCTGAAATTGTGCCAACCATTCATTGAAATGATTGATTTTCTTATAAGCATAGTAACATATTTCACGAGGGGGGTCTTTGTAGGATGGTTTATCACTGTCGACCAGAATAAATTCTTGATGACCACATTTGGAGCAGGTTAGATTCGCTTCATTCAAGCACATAATCATTTCATTGCCACATTGTTCACAATTGGTCCATGGATCATCGTATTCGTCGGTAATATTCCGCCCCATCGCTGGATCCTCGATTTGCAGATAATCATTAAGAAGCTGATTGCGTTGTAGACTCTTTTTCTCTGTGGAATTAGATTTTTCCTGACCTACTTCACTGGAAGAAAGAGAAAATGGGTCCACAGAATCCGTTTTAGCCTCGGCTACCTCTTCTAAAATAGCAAGAATGGAGCCAGGTTTAGCCTTATTGGCAGCAAAAGTAGCCGTTCCCTTCTGAATTTGGTCTTGGATATCATAGTAATGATACAAAATATCACCTGTTCGAAGGTAATAATCCATTAATTCAGAGCCATCCTCTAACGATTTAATTTTTTTATCCAGCGAATCGATATCCCGCTCTAACCTCCAGCTATCCATATCGGTCATTGGTTCGGCAAGCTTCTTTTGAAGTGTTTCGCGTTCTTCTTTGTATTTACCTAATTGTTTCCTTTCATCCATCATATTCTGTATTTTCTGATTATGAATCGCGTCGAGTGTGGTCCGCGCTTCTGGATTACTGCGTTTGGTACTTTTGACTTTGAAAAACGCACCCTCACTCATCCGTCAGTTAGGTGGTATGGGAGAGATGGTTTTAAACTGTCCAATTAGTTTCCTATGAAAAAACGCGGAACCCTGTTTCTATGAGCCGTAGAACAAATATTCAATCGTGACCGGTTCGGTGGGCTCATCGGTTTGATAGACACGAATTCGTGCCACCAGTTCGGCAATTCGGCGGTCAAACTCTGCCTGATTCAGCCTCAGAATTCCAGTGGGAGTATATTCAAATGGGGTCTTATATTTCTTTTTACCGTCTTTGTATTCATCGGGATTAAAACGGAGAAAGACAATATTTCGAAAACCAACATCTTCATACAGCTCCATCATACGCTTTTGTTCACATTCATAGGATGCATGTTGATGTTCATCAATTTCAATCATGAGACAATGCGAGCCAAAATCGATGGCAACATCGGGTCTCCGTCTGGAACATCCGCCCTCCACTAGTTTGTCGAGTACCATAGTGACCGTCTCTTGAAAGTGTTGCTTCAATGCTTCCACGACATAATTCTCTTTCAGCTTGTATTTTCGCGGAATGATAGCTTCTGGGTGGAGTACGCAGTAGCATCGGAAACAATAGGGTTTCCATTTGGATTGTAATATAGAAATTGCCTTACAATGCTGACAAGCGCTAGAAGGTGTACAATGAGTGCAAACGGCTTTACGTTTACCATGTTCACATACATTTTGACCCTTGCACTCGGTGCATTGATATTTGAGTTTATCATGTTCGCATACATTTGGCCCATGACATGGAATACAAGATAACTTGTCATTTCCATGAATGCACACTTCTGAGCCACCGCATTCCACACATCTACTCTTTCGTAGTTGGTGGTGGCATACCTGCGCGCCGTCACAATCTACACATACTTCTCTACGTCGATTGTGTTCGCACATTTCGGAACCACCACATATCGCACAACGAGATTTTATTTTTTGATGCAAACAGATGCTTCCACCCTCGCACTCGATACAACGG